AGCCGATTGAGATACCGCAAGCGTCGATGCACGACTCGCAATTCATCGAGGCTCGGAAGTGGCAGTTGGCTGAGATCGCCAGGCTCTTCCGCGTGCCTCTCCACCTGCTCGGTGCCGAGACGAGCCCAGGCTCGGTGGAGCACGCCGGGCTCGACTACGTGCAGCACACGATCCTCCCGTGGCTGCGTCGCTTCGAGTCGGCGTTTCAGCGCGATCTGATCGTGGACGACGACCGCTACTTCGTCGAGTTCGACGTTCGCGGGCTCATGCGTGGCGACGCCGCGAGCCGCTCGGCGTACTACCGGGCGATGTGGGACATCGGGGCGCTCAGCACGAACGACATTCTCGAACTGGAAAACCGCAACCCGGTCGATGGCGGCGACGAGCGGTATCGCCCGTTGAACATGGGCACGCTCGGAGCACCGCCCTCGGTCAATGACGTGCTCGCGCAGCAGCAGCCCGGGAGCGGAATCGACGGGCAGGCGGTCGAGGGCGGGCTGGCTGCGGCATCTGCCGACGCAGTTCCGACCGACGCACCGCCCGAGCCCGCACCGGACGCCACGCCCCAAGTCGCCGAGGTCAGCCTCAACGGTGCCCAGATCACCGGGCTCATCGCGATAGTGCAGTCGATCTCCGACGGTCTGGTCACCCGCGAGGGTGCGGCAGCGATGATCGCTGCGTCATTCCCGAGCATCCCGCCCGCACAGATCGACGCGATCCTCGCAGGGGTGGTCGAGCGTCAACCGGCAGTAGCAGCGGATGCGCAGCCGCAGCAAGTGCCGGTGGTCGAAGACGCCCCCGCGAGGTCGCTCGAAGAGCGAGCCGAGCCCGGCACGGTCGCCGAGGGCGACTTCGTCTCGTGGGGCTCGTCTGGCGGGCGAGCTCGTGGCCGCATCGACCACGTGATGGACTACGGCACGCTCGACATCCCCGGCACCGACTTCACGATCGACGCAACCGAGGACGACCCGGCGGCGCTGATCACGGTCTACGAAGAGGTCAGCGGCGGGTGGCGGGCGACCGAGACGCAGGTCGGACACAAGGTCTCGACGCTCACGAAGATCGACGCGCTGCCCGAGCCGCCGCCTGCGGAGGAGCCACGGGCGAAGCCACGGAGGCGGAAGCGTGGCTAGGTATGACCACATCGACTTCACACCGCCGTCGGGCGTGCGTGAAGAGGCTGCGAAGGGTCTCGCGTGGCGAAGCGAATACGGCCGAGGCGGCACGGCAGTCGGCGTTGCCCGAGCACGCGACCTGAGCAACGGCACGAACATCTCGCCGGACACGGCGAAGCGGATGGCGAGCTACTTCGCCCGGCACGAGGTGGACAAGCAGGGCGAGGGATGGAGTCCGGGGCAGGACGGCTTCCCAAGTGCGGGCCGGATCGCGTGGGCTCTCTGGGGTGGCGATCCGGGGCAGGCGTGGGCGAGCAAGTTGACGCGGCAGATCGAGGCAGCGGACGAGAACGACAGGAGCACGACGATGAACATCGAGCGCCGCAGTCTGGCGATTGACGAGGTCGAGTCGGCTGTCCCGCTGCTCGCGGTCGAGAGCCGCAGCGAGGACGACGGCAGCGAGCGTGAGTACATCGTCGGCTACGCCGCGAAGTTCGGCGTACTGTCGCTCGAGCTCGAAGGCTCGTTCATCGAGCGGATCGACCCTGGTGCGTTCGGCATCGTCGCCGAGCGTCGCGGGCGGCGACGGCCGCTGGAGACTCGCGCCCTCTGGAATCACGACGCGAACTACCCGCTCGCGAGGTATCCCGGCACGCTGTCGATGAGCGTGGACGAGATCGGGCTGCGGTATGAGTTCCCCGTGCCCGACACGACCTACGGTCGCGACATCGCCTCGAACATTCGGGCGGGCATCGTCAAGGGCTCGTCGTTCTCGTTCACCGTGCCGTCAGGCGGTGACGCCTGGAGCGTCGAGGACGGTCGCAGCGTCAGGGTCATCAACCGCATCGACTCGCTGCTCGATGTCGGGCCGGTCACGTTCCCGGCGTACCCGGATGCCGACGTGAAAGTTGCCCAGCGGTCCTACGATCAGTACCTCCAGCGGCAGGCGTATATCGTTGCGAGGCACACCGGCGCGATCGGGCGCATCAATGAGATCAAAGAATTCCTGAGGCAGCATGGCCGCTAAGTCCGGCGACACGTGCCCGCGTTGCAGCGCCGCTCGCCTCAACGTCGCGTCGAGTCAGGCACGAGGCGAGTACCAGACTCGCTACCTGCGCTGCCCCCGCTGCGGGCACACCGACAAGCACGTCGTGCATTCCGAGCACGTGCGTCGTCGGGCTTTTACTGGTTAGTAAAAGACCCTCGCGTCGAACTGCAAGGGTGCCGGTCTGGCTCCGTAGGTTCGTGGATAGGTGGCGTGCTCGCCGCCGCATCCCGACCAAGGAGATCGCATCGTGGACAAGATCAAGGCACTGCTCGACGAACTCGCTGCTGTCGTCGCCGAGATGGAAGCGATGAGCGAGGCTCCCGCCGAGGGCGACGCCCCCGCGATGAACGCGGAGGAGGAGTCGTCGCTTCGCTCGCTGTCCGAGCGTGCCGACAAGCTCCGCAGCCAGATCGAGCTGCTGCGTGCCATCGAGGCGAAGAACCTCGAACTGCGTGCCGTGCTGGAGCGTGGTGCTCCCGCCAAGGCGATCGAGAAGGCTGCTGCCGAGGAGGCTCCCGTGGAGAAGCGAACCGTCCCCGCGATCCCCGTTGGCCACGGACCGCTCAAGGCGTTCCGTTCGGCTGAGTCCGCGTACCGCGCTGGCATGCACCTGAGGGGCTACGTGTTCGGCGACGCCGAGGCTCGTCGGTGGTGCGTCGATCACGGCGTCGAGAGCCGCGCTCAGGCGGGCGGCGTCAACTCGCTCGGCGGTGTCCTGACTAGCCCCGAACTTGCCCAAGAGCTCGTGAGATTGGTCGAGGAATTTGGGGTGTATCCCCAGTTCGCTCGTCGCGTGCCGATGTCGAGCGACACCCTCAACATCGCCCGTCGCACCGGTGGGCTCGCTGCTCGGCCGGTCGGCGAGAACGCCGAGGTGCTCGCGAGCGACGTGACGTTCGACAACATCGAGCTCGTGGCGAAAATCTGGGGCGTCGCAAATAGGCTTCCTAACTCGCTGCTCGAAGACTCCGTCATCGATCTCGCCGATCTCATGGCCGTGGAAACGGCTCAGGCGTTCGCCGAGGCGGTGGACAACGCGGGCTTCGTCGGCGATGGCACCAGCACCTACCACGGCGTGCAGGGCATCACGAAGAAGATCCTCGAATCGAAGCACTCGGCGTCCGTCGTCACCACGACCGCTGGCACCGAGGACACCTACGGCGAGCTCACGATGAAAAACTTCACCGACATGGTCGCGAAGTTGCCCATCTACGCGCGTCGATCGGCTCGGTTTTTCATTAGTCCCGCTGGCTGGGGCTCGGCGATGCTCAGGCTCGCGATGCTGCCCGGTGGGGCCTCTGGCCCCGGCGGAAACAGCACGAGCGACGTGGCTGCCGGATTCGGCGAGCGGTTCCTCGGCTACCCCGTGACGCTGGTTCACTCGATGCACTCCTCGCTCGACGATTCGAGCGGCGAGGTGGCGTGCCTCTTCGGCGACCTCTCGCAGGCCGCCGTCTACGGCGAGCGTCGGGCGATCCAGATCCGCACGGCGTCCGAGCGCTACGTCGAATACGACCAGACCCTCACGTTCGCCACGACCCGCAACGCGATCGTCGTGCATGACGTGGGCTCAACGAGCAAGGCTGGCCCTGTCGTGGCTCTCAAGTTCGGCTGATACGGCGACTGACTTTCAACCCTCCGAGGAGATCTGAACAGTGAACCATCTCGAAGCCACGAAGTCCGTCGTCGGCCACACCGAGAACCTGACGGCGGCGCAGACCCACACGCTGGTGATCGACCGTCTCGGCTACGAGTACGTGTCGCTCGACGTGTGCCAGGAGCCTTTTGCGAATGCGGGCTACACGAGCCAGGCGGCGTTCACCGTCCTGAAGCTCGCCGAGTCCGACAACAACTCGTCCTACTCCGACGTGACCGAGTTCGTCGGCGGCGGCACCGGTGGATTTACGATCCCGACGCCGACCGCCACGGCGGGTGACGTGGTCGTGCGGATGGACGTAGACTGCCGTGGCAAGAAGCGCTATCTGCGTGTCACCGCCACGCCGTACACGACCGGCACCGTCTACACGGTCGCCAGGCTCGGCAAGGGCTCCGACGGCCCGGTCAGCGCCTCCGCGAAGGGCGTCAACGCCACGGTCAGCGGCTGATTCGCTTGACAGTACCGACACAGTGAGCGGCGGGTGGCGACGAGCCGCCCGCCGTTTCGCTTTGGAGGGTGACGCGTGATCGTTCAGGTCGGCGATACGTCGGTCGAGGTGCGTGCCGAGGCGGTGCTGTCGGCTCCGAGGTTCGGGCCGCTCACGAACGTGTTCGCGTTCATCGAGTCGCTCATGCCGCTGCACATCCGCCCGACGCTCGGGCAGGGTGCGTTCTGGGCGCAGGTGCTCACCAGGATGCTTGAGGAGTTCGCTCCGACGACGGAGTACATAATTACGCTTGACTACGATAGCGTGATGACCCGCTCCGACATCGAGCGTCTGTTCGCGATCGCGATGACGTGCCAGTGCGACGCGCTCGCCCCGATCCAGGCGAAACGCGAGGACGGGCGGCCGATGCTCACGCTTCTTGACACGATGGACGACCCACCCGCCGACGGCAAAACGGAGTTGCCGCTGTCGTGGTTCGCCGAGCCGGTGCAGCAGGTCGATACGGCGCATTTCGGCTGCACGATCATCAGCACCAGGGCGCTCAGGCGAACGCTGAAGCCGTGGTTTCACTCGAAGCCAGACGCCGAAGGCGGCTGGGGCGACGGGCGAATTGACGACGATCTCTGGTTCTGGCGTCAGTTCAAGGCGTCGGGCAACCGCCTTTTCATCACGCCTCGCGTCGTGATTGGTCACGGCGAGTACGTGATCTCGTGGCCGAGCAAGGATTTCTCGGGACCGGTGTTTCAGCACACGACCGCGTGGCAGCGGACGAAGCGACCGCCCGAAACTGCATGGAGGGTCGGCGAGTGAACACAATCAGAGTACGGATGCTGCGTGCCTACGGTGCCTACAAGGCGAACGAGCTCGTCGAGGTGGACGAGTCGTTCGCCGCGAGGCTCTTCGCGTGGGGCTACGCCAAGCGAGAGACGCAGCAGTCGCTGATCGAGACGGCAGCAGTGGAGCCGGTCGCGGAGCGTGCAGACCTAACGCCACGACGCAGGGGGCGACGCCATGAATGACGGCAAGCGATACCGATCACTGAAGGTCGGCACGCAGCCGGTCGTCGAGCCGGTGAGCGTCGCCGACGCCAAGGCTCACATTCGCGTCGATCACAATACCGACGACGCCTACATCGCTGCGCTCATCTCTGCGGCCCGCGAGTACTGCGAGACGTACATGGACGAGACGCTCGTGGACACGCAGTACGTAATGCGGCTCGATGCGTTTCCGGCGGTGATCGAGTTGCCCCGCCCGCCAATGAGCCAGACCACAGGTCGCACGGCGGTGTCGATCGTCTACACCGCGAGCGAGGCAGGCAACACGGCTACGCTCTCGACGACCCAGTACCGCGTCGATCGCGACGCGAAGCCCGGCACGCTGCGGACGCTGTACGCCGGATCGTGGCCGAGCCACCTGCTCGACTACGGCAGCGTCACGGTCACGTGGTGGGGCGGGCGTGGCGACGACGGCAGCAAGGTCTCGCCCCGTGTGAAGGCGG